CTTTAAGCTCAACCTTAGTTACATTGTGAATACTTAGTGAATACATGCGTGTTCTCCTTACGCTAGTTCTAGCCATGACTTGTGCTTCATGGCCTTGATGATGGCTGCTTCACGGATACGTCTCGCATTCTCTGGCGACTTGGCTTCGTCCGTGTGTGTAGCCCATGATGTTAGACAGTTATACAAAGCCCACTTGGTATTACCTAACTGCGCTCGTTCATTATCAAAGCCACCCAGTAGATTCTGTAACTGCCTGTCATTAAACTTATCATGACTTGCCTTGTGTTGTACGTTACATACAGTCTTTTTAAAGAAGGACTCTGCTTGTTCGGTAGTGACAGGTGTACTTCTGTATGCTTCCCATACTCCCTTGCTATTAAGAAACATTTCAAGACCATCAGCTATCTTATGAGCCGAGCTATCTACGCTTACGTTAGTTGTATGTTTGGCCCATGTTTTAGCTACAGTGTCGGCAGTGGTGCAGCCATTTTTACACCACAAACGAAAGCCTTCTGCTGATTGTTGGAAAGCCCAGCTACCATCATAGCTATTGTATGCTTGAACACGGTACTGAATGTAATCATTTACTTCAGCGTCCTCCAACATAATATCGTTGAACAATACCTCAAGCCGCATCTTAGCACCGTTGTCTGCAACGTGTGTCTTAACGCTGTAGTCTGAGCTAATGTCAGCTTGTTTAATTGAATCCATGATTGAGTTGACCGCATCACTGTGCGTAATTGGTTTGTACTTAGACTTGTGAGTGCCAAGCGATTCACCTGTGTCAGTGCGTATTAGATTACGCATCTTAGGTATTTCATTACCACGCATATCTAAGCATGGCTCCATGTCTACGCCAAAGTCCCAGTCTGTAGTGTTCATAGTATCTAGCATTTGATTCTCCATATTATTTAAAAAAATCACCGCGCCTTTTTATACTGGCTCCGTCCCCATTGGTACTACATGATTGGCGGCTGAGTGCTTAACTCATTTCCAATCATGCACCTGCTCTGTTCTTGATACCCATAGTGTCTAACCGACAGGCGTTAGTCACTTCTGTTTTTGGGTCGCATGATTATTCTACATTTGATTCTCCATTTGATTGAGCGTGAGTGTCTGTGAGACACCCACTTTAGCATGTTAAACTGAACGAACTTCTATCTCTAATTCGTTATTGATTAAATCGCGAATCATAGTATTAACTTCATCACGTTGCTCTGATGTTAAAACTGTATCATCCGTATGCACATTAGAGAGTTGTTCTTTAAGCTCTTCGGCAATCATATTCTTAACCGCTTGAGTCAGTAGTTTAATTAGATCATCACTCATTTTAATCTCCATTTGATTGAGTTTGATTTCGTTTCAGCCAGCAAAGCCAGCTCCGTATAGCACAGCGATAGTGCCAACGACAAACACGACGAGCGCGATGCCGCTGATCACTGCGTCCAACAGGTGTCTGTTATTCATGTGGTGTCCTCCGACTCGGTGGTAGTTTATCTTCTCATCTGGCCCGAGTGCAGCGAGGTTAACAGCCAGATACATTTTCCTCACCGAACATAAAAAAAGAGGACAGCCATAGCCATCCTCTTCCTTTATTTACAGTTCGTTCATTGAACGGTATCCACACCGTCAGTATTTTGTATATAACTTGTGTCAGTAGAGTCGTGACCCAAGGCTTCAAGTTCTGCGGCAATATCGCTTGGAACCTCACCGTTCCAATCAATTGCAACGTTACTTACTGACCTCATATTGTAAGGTGTATACACATCACCAGTGTCTTCTTCATACTGCAGCTGCAATCCATTCCATAGGTGTGTCAGTAAGTCTTGCTTGTCAGATGCAGCACGCTGTCCTGCCATTGCACCCTTGAGAAACATCGTTGAAATCTCATCGCCATTATAACGCTTGCGAGCTGTTACAACTCTCTGTTTTTGCTTGTCTAGGTAAGCTTCTGTGCCGCTTTGACCGTTCATCAAGTATGACAGCTTATCTAAGATACCTTCTATTATAATCTTGCGCTGGTATGTCATAACATCCTGCACAACCCAGTCGTTATTCTTAGTAATCTCTGCATTCATTGTCAGTGATTCAATTATTCTCTGTGCTGCATTATCCATTGTACTTGTTCCATTCTATTAAGTTACATTTCACTCACACATTATCGTATGAATGTTCAAATACACAGCCGACGAGCGCGATCGTGCCGAAGGGGATCGTCAAGGGCGTTTAACGAAGTGACCGTGAGGGCAGCCACGCGCAAACGCACGGACCTGCACAAGCATAAAAAGAATGAAGCGACCAGAGGGAGCACAATATAAAACAATGCGCGGAAGGGAGTACGATGAGCATGGCAACCGAGGGGTAAATGCCCGACCCCTGACCAAAGGGAATGGGGTTGACGACACATCGCGATCTTTGGCCATCTGGAAGATAAAATCCGTACGGCATATTGTGTGTGTGTGAAACTCAACAGAGAGCAGGAACCTGCAAGCCTTCCGAGCCTGCGAGGAATAGCGCAAGCAGACACCTGCTCGTGTTACTCGGTAGACTAAGCGTGAGCGAGCAAAGCCGTGAACACATTTTACCGAAGCGAGAGCGTAGGTACATATGCAAATGCCCGAACGATGACCGGAGGGAACGCAATTCGTTAGCTAAATAGACTGGAAGCCATCAAGCAGTGAGGGCATCCAAGCGACCTGAGCTTGCGAGGAGGAGCGCGGCCTAACTCTGGTGGTGCAGATCTTCAAACGACAAGACAGCTTTTCAAGGCACGAAGGAAAGTGTCTAGAGTGCAGGAGATCGCCGCCACCAATTAGGTATAAATAGGCCAGCAAAGAAGACAGCAATAGCCGAGCTTGCGAGGGAATGATACTCACCCGAAGGGCCAAGACCTTAGGCTTGGTTCATGAGTAGCACGGCCATTGCCCGCAACTCTACTTTAGGGAGACTAAACCGTAAATGCGTCAAGCCCTAAAACCATGTGCATTGGTATGGGTTTAAGCAACATAGGATAGGGTGGGATTGACTCGCGTACTTCAGAACGGCTAAGGAATGGGGGGAGAGGGTGAGGGGGGCTAATAGCAGGATATAGATATGTTAGAACAACGTAAACTAACCAAGAAACAGATAAGTCTGGTGGATACCCTCGTAGCAACAGGATGCACATTGCGCGAAGCTGCTACAGAAGCAGGGTATGCCAACGGCGAATCAGGAAGAGTAACCGCAAGCAAAACGATACGCTTACCGCATGTGCAGTCTTACATGATGCAACGGGTAAACGAACAGCTTGGAATGAATGCTACTGTGGCTGCAGCACGTGTTATGAACTTGGCTACGGGGGCTAGATCAGAGTACGTACAGCTTGAGGCTAGCAAAGACATATTAGATCGCGCTGGCTTCAAGCCCATAGACCGTAGTCAGGTACAAGTTGCTGGGGACATTAGAGTTAGCATTGACCTGAGTTAGTGGAGGGGGGGTTAAAAAACCCCTACCTACTGTTAGCTAGTAGTCCCATACACACACGATACTGACAAAAGGCATCTTTCCTAAAATATTATTTTGGTTTAGGGGTTTGATTGAACAGGAGATAGACATGGCTGATGTAACAGGCAAGCTGAAGACTTTAGAGAAGACGCGAGTTAGTCTTTTAACTAAGTTAGAAAACATTGCTGAAACTATGAGGCAGAAGCAACTTGACCGAGGCGGTGAGAAGCCAGAGGGCAAGGAGCTTAAATCTCACAAGGCCTTAGCTCGTAAGGCGGATCAACATCGCAAGCAAGTTAAGGTTGTTGATAAAAAGATTGCCGAGGTTCGTGGCAAGCCATCTCCGTATCGCACTGGCGGTGGTCGTGCTGCTGGGGTTGGTTCTGCGCTTGGTCGCACACCAAAGTCTTTGTTGAAAAACAAGTTGATGCCCAATACGTGACAGGAGATTGATATGAAGACGGAAACAAAGCGGCCTATGGCTGGTAGGGCTAGAAGTTTATTAAAGAAGGTTAGTGCTGAGATTGACAGCATACCTAAGTATAAGGGTTCTCTTACTGGTCAACCTGCTGAGACGCCATTGCAGATGGTTAGTCATAGTATTACTGCTGCTCGTCGCGCCATTCGTTTTCTCAAGGGCCAGCCTTCTGTTTCTTCTTTGGTTTCTAAGCGTAAGAAGCTGGAAGGCATAGTTAAGGACGCGGAAGAGTTTAAGAAGATGGACTTTAGTTTCTCTGAGGGCAAGGGTCCCAGCGGAGAGATGGGTAAGGCGACTACTACTCTAAGCAAGTCTGCTTATTTAAATAAGAAGCGCAAAGAGCGCAATCGTTGAAGGCTGGCGTATTAGCATCGGTATTAAGGATTCATTATGGCAACACCAGCGTGGACACGGAAGGAAGGCAAGAACCCAGCGGGGGGCTTGAACGCCAAGGGCCGAGCGGGAACGGGCATGAAGGCTCCAGTAAAAAGCGGAGACAACCCAAGAAGGGCCAGCTTCCTAGCGCGAATGGGGAACATGAAGGGGCCAGAAAGGGACGAAGACGGAGAGCCGACTCGTCTTCTTCTTAGCTTAAGAGTGTGGGGAGCATCGTCCAAAGCTGACGCAAGAGCGAAGGCTAGGGCTATTAGCAAAAGGAATAAAGCAAATGCCTAGTGGTAAAGGAACTAAGGTTGGTCGTTCTCCCAAGCAGAAGCCAGCTATGACTAAGAAGCAGAAGACATTACCGACTGCTTTAAAGAGAAAGATTATGAAACCTAAATCAAGTGGTTCTGGCGGGTATTGATATGGCTGTTAATGCTGCTGGTAATTACAACAAGCCCACAATGCGGAAGTCTTTATTCAAGCGCATTAAGGCTGCGAATGTGCAAGGTACTGCTGCTGGCAAGTGGTCGGCGCGTAAGGCTCAGTTATTGGCCAAGCGTTATAAGGCTGCTGGTGGAGGTTATACATGAAGAAGAAGACATTATTAAGTAAGGGTCAGGAATCTACTTTAACAAAGCATAGTGTTCATCATAAGAAAAAGCATATGTCTATGATGAGGGCGCTTATGCGTAGAGGTGTTTCTTTTTCTGCGGCACATAAGAAAGCTCAGAAGGAAGTTGGAACTTGAAGAAGCCTCAGAAGTCATTGTTGAATTGGGGTAAGCAGAAGTGGCGCACCAAGTCGGGCAAGAAGTCTAGTGACACTGGTGAGCGGTACTTACCTAGCAAGGCTATTGCTGCTCTTAGTGATTCTGAATATGCAGCTACAACCGCAGCTAAACGAAAGGGCAAGGCTAAGGGTAAGCAATTTGTGGCTCAACCGAAAGCTATTGCTAAGAAGGTAAGGCAGTATCGTACATGAGTTTTATATCTACCCTTTCCCTAGCAGAGCTAGATATACTTAGACAGATAGTTCGCAAGGTTCATCTAACGTATGTGCCGTCGGAGTTTGCCACTAACAGGGAATGCGACAAGATGATTGATGGCATGGCCCCTGAGACTGTAGATAGAATGTTGAGGTTCGGTAGACAGTACTGTGGTTGATTTTAAATACAAGCCAGACGGAGAAACGCTCAAGGCGTTTATGAAAGACCACACATTCTTTCGTGGCATTCGCGGCCCTGTAGGTTCTGGCAAGTCTGTTGGTTGCTGCATTGAGGTATTTCGCAGAGCGTTGGCGCAAGATAAGAATGCCAATGGTATTCGCAGAAGCCGCTGGGCAATAATTCGTAATACCAACCCGCAGCTTAGAACCACTACCATTAAGACTTGGCTTGATTGGTTTCCCGAAGCTGATTGGGGTAAGTTCACTTGGTCAGTTCCGTACACTCATCACATTAAAAAGGGTGACATTGATCTTGAGGTTTTGTTCTTGGCTCTTGATAGGCCAGAGGACGTTAAGAAGTTACTGTCATTAGAGCTTACTGGCATTTGGGTTAACGAGGCTAGGGAAATACCTAAGTCTATTATGGATGCGTGTACTATGCGCGTTGGTCGCTTTCCTTCTATGCGTGAGGGAGGGCCATCTTGGACAGGAGTTATTGCAGACACCAATGCCCCAGAGGAAGATCACTGGTGGCCGATCATGTCTGGCGAGGTTCCGATTCCAGATCACATACCGCGAGAGCAAGCTAAGATGTTGGTTAAGCCTGACAACTGGGCTTTCTTTACGCAGCCTGCTGGCATGACCGAAGTTAAGAATGATGACAATGAAGTAGATAGTTACAAGCCTAGTAAGAATGCAGAGAATACTAAAAACATGATGGGGTCTTATTATCCCAATCTTATTCAAGGTAAGACTAAGAGTTGGATAGATGTTTACGTTATGAATCGCTTGGGTTCTATCCAAGACGGAAAGCCGATCTATCCTATGTTTGTTACTGACACACACGTTGCTAAGGAGGAAATCCCCGTTGCCGCTGGTTATCCTTTGTATATTGGTTTGGATTTTGGTTTAACTCCTGCGGCTACTATGGGGCAGAAGGTTAGAGGAAGGTGGTTGGTTCAGGATGAAGTTGTTGCGTTTGACATGGGCATCGTTAGGTTTGCGGAAGTTCTCCGTGAGCAGATTGCTACTAGATTTTCTCAGTGTTCCGAAGTTATTATTTACGGTGATCCTGCGGGTGATTTTCGGGCGCAGACCGACGAGTCTACCCCGTTTCACATACTTAGAGGTGCTGGCCTTAGGGCATTCCCCGCCCCGTCTAATTCCGTGGATTTGCGTCTTGAGTCGGTATCTTCGCAGCTTAACAAAATGACAGAAGGCAAACCTGCTTTTCTAGTGGATCGCCGTTGCTCTCAGCTTATCAAAGGCTTTGAGGGCGGCTACCAGTATCGCCGCATGGAAGTGTCGGGCGAGAGATACGCAGATAAGCCTGACAAGAATATGTTTAGCCACATTCACGATGCACTACAGTATATGTTGCTTGGTGCTGGCGAGGGTCGGGCCTTGATGAATAACCAGAAAGCGGCTACCCCGTCCGTTGCTAAGAGGGACTTTGATGTATTTGCTAAGCGCAGTGGCCCTAAGCGCAGGCAGGGATTGTGGGCGCGTATGTAATTGTGCGTTGCCGATCGTTCTTGATTGTGCTTATCGCTAATTAACAAAGGAGATTACCATGTGCAAATTCATAAGCAGACCGCTTAGAAAGCTAGAGCAGGTTTCAAATAAAGTATTTAAGCCTCTTGGTATTAACAGTAATATTTTTGCTGGGGGTTTAAGAAAAGGCAGCGGTGCACCTGTTGTTGATGACGCTGCGGAAGACCTACAAGCTTTATCCGATCGGGCTAACGAAGAGTTGGCAGAAGAAAAGTCTAAGGCCACAGAAGATACTATTCAGCAAACGTCAGCCAAACGGTTTAGAAGTGGGGCGCGTGGTCGCCGTTCTTTGCTGCGCTCTAAATCTGGCGGCGGTGCTGGGTTCTATAACAGGTTTCAATTATGATAGATGATCCGATAGCCAAAGGTTACTACGAGCATTACGGTAAGGCTAAGGCTAAGCGTGAAAACTTTATTCCTTTGTTTGAAGAGTGCTATGAGTATTCTCTTCCCCAGCGTGAGTCATTTTATTATGAGAACGTAGGGCAAAGACGCGATGATAAAATCTTTGATGAAACTGCCGTTGTTGGTGTGCAAGAGTTTGCGTCCCGATTGCAGTCGGGCATTGTTCCTAACTTTGCGCGGTGGGCTGATCTAACCGCTGGCTCCGAGGTTCCTAAAGAACAGCGTGATGCCGTGAACAATGACCTTGATGAAGTCACCGACTATGTGTTTGAGGTTTTGCAGAACTCTAACTTCTCACAAGAAGTACACGAATCCTTTATGGACTTGGCTGTAGGCACTGGCATTCTTGTTGCAGAAGAAGGTGATGCAATTAATCCGATACGTTTCTCTGCTATCCCTCTACCCCACGTTGTACTAGACACTGGGCCTGATGATCGGATAGATCACATCTACCGTGAGAGGAAAGGAATTAAATACAATCAACTACAGGTTTTATACCCTGACGCTAAAATGAATGAGCAGATTCAAAACCGCATGGGTAACGGCGGCAAGGACACAACGACTGTACTTGAGTTGGTTTGCCGTGACTACTCTCGCAGGAATGAAGAAGTGTATATGAGTTACGCTTACTGCATGACTACCGAAAGCGTTATCTACAAACGTGAGCTTAAAGGTAATGGCGCTAATCCATTTATCTGTTTCCGTTGGTCTAAGTGTGCTGGAGAAGTCTATGGTCGCGGCCCTCTTATCAATGCACTGTCTGCTATCAAGACAACCAACCTAACCATTGAGTTAATCCTAGAAAATGCACAGATGGCTATCTCTGGTGTGTATCAAATGGATGATGATGGTGTCATAAATCCAGATACTATATCCTTAGTGCCGGGGTCTATTATACCAAAGGCTATTGGTTCCAATGGGTTACAGCCTGTTGCTGCTGCTGGTAGCTTTGATGTAGCTCAACTTATACTTTCGGATATGCGTTTAAATATTAAACGTGCGCTCTACAATGACATGCTGGGCAACCCTGATAGAACTCCAGCATCTGCCACTGAGGTTGCGGAACGTATGGCTGATCTATCGCGGCGTATGGGTTCTGCGTTTGGCAGACTACAGGCTGAATTGGTGCAGCCAGTATTGCAGCGCGTTATCTACATCCTTAAAAAGCAGGGCCGCATTGAGATACCAAATGTTAATGGCCGTGAGATTAAGATTAGGTCTATCTCTCCGCTTGCACAAGCACAGGCTAACTCAGACATATCATCTGTTGGTCGGTTCCTTGAGATGGTTCTTGGCACCTTTGGGCCAGAGGTTCTTAACCTACTAATCAATTCAGAAGAAACAGCCGCGCACCTTGCTAAAAAATTTGGTGTACCTGACGGGTTGATTCGTGATCCCGAAGAACGTAAGCAGATAGTTGCAATGGCGCAGCAAATGCAAATGCAGCAACAACAGCAGATGCAAGAGCAACCGCCACAGGAACAACTGCAATAGGAGATAAAGTTGGCCGCATCTAAAGCAAACATTGGCATTGATGGAATACAACGCGCAGCTAACCAAGATAAAGTTATAAGCACTACGGTTGCTCATCTGTTTGAATCGGAAACAGGTAAAGCAGTTATGGAATACCTCAAGTCTATAACTATTAACCGTGTGCATGGACCTAACATCAGCACAGAAGAACTGCGTCACCACGAAGGCCAGCGGTATATAGTTGGTTTGTTACAGGCAAGAACACAGCATGGTCATAAGGTAAAGCAAGATGTCTGAGTCATTATTAAATGAATCGTCTGAACCCGCAGAAGCAGCTACAGAAGTTGCGCAAACGCAGACCGATAGACCAGATTGGTTGCCTGAGAAATTTAACTCGCCAGAGGATTTGGGCAAGGCGTACAATGAATTATCTTCTAAGCTGGGGACGAAGGAAGAAGACTTAAAGGCTTCATGGCAAGAAGAAATGCAGCGAGAGGCTTACGCTGATCGCCCCGCTACTAAGGGTGATTACCTTTTGCCAGAAAGCATTGATCCCGAAACTGCGGTAGATAGTCCGTTGCTTGATTGGTGGTCAGAGCATTCGTTTGAAAGCGGTCTTGGTCAGGAAGAGTTTCAAAAGGGCATTGAGTTATTTGCAGAAGCAATGGATCAAGGTCAGCCTGACATAGAGGCAGAAACCAAACTACTAGGTGATGCTGCAACTGATCGTATTGAGGCAGTTAGTTTGTTTGCCAATCAGTTCTTTCCTGAAGAAAGCCTAGATGCAATAGAGCGCATGTGTGAAACGGCTGGTGGTATTGTTGCTTTGGAACACATCATGGAAAAGATGAAGGGGCCATCCTTCGCTGGTGATTCCGCTATGACTAGTCAGATCACAGATGATTCCTTGCGTACAATGCAGAAGGACGAGCGTTACTGGAACCCACAAAAACGTGATCCAGCTTATGTTAGTCAGGTAGATCAGGCGTATCGCAAACTGTATGGCTGATCCTATTTTACAGCGTAGGGGCTTTCAGTTAGTCCCTATGCAGAAGTCTCATGTTATGAAGTTTTACCATGACATAGCTCCGTATAGTGCGGCAGAGTATGAAGACGTTGATTTGTTCTATGCCTTAGATCAAATGCAAGAAGAACAAGACTGCATGGTTTTGGAAAACCCAGATGGTATATCCGTTCAACTTATTGGTTTACAGGCTACTGGCAATCAACAGGTCTGCATGTGGTCTTTGTTTACTAAGCAGATGGATGCAGATTGGCGCAGCGTCATTAGAATATCGCCTGACATTCTTAGGTATGTTCATCAAACATACTACGAGATAAACTTAAACATATCTGTAGATAATGAAGGCTCTCTTAACTGGGCCGCATGGCTTGGGTTTTCGGCCGCTGGATATATAGATGATGAAGACGGTACAACCTTAGTGCATTTTGTGCGTTGCAATCCAGATAGAAAGAATGTTTACGCTCTAGCGTCACGGCCCGTAATGCACTGAGTAGCCCGTTAGGATAACTACGTTGAGGATGCAGAAGGATACCCAGAGTACAAATGCAACCTTAATAAAGGACTCTTGAAATGGCTAATACAATAGACACAGCCTTCATCAAGCAGTTTGAATCCGACGTGCATCTGGCATACCAGCGCATGGGTTCTAAGCTGCGGAACACTGTTCGTACTGCAAACGCTACTGCGTCTGTCGTTCGTTTTCAAAAGATTGGTGCTGGCGTTGCCACTACTAAATCACGCAACGGTAATGTCACTCCTATGGAACTGGCGCACACAACCGTTGAAGCAACCATGACTGACTTTTATGCTCCTGAGTATATTGACAAGCTGGACGAGTTAAAGACTAACATCAACGAGCGTCAAGCTGTTGCTCAATCTGCTGCTGCTGCCCTTGGTCGTAAGACTGATGAGCTGATCTATGCAGCTTTGGATGCGGCTGGTGGTACGGCGATTCACGATACTAGCTCGGCTCTTGAAATTGCTGACATTCTATCTCTGTTTGAAACTATGGGCGTTAATAACGTTCCAGAAGACGGGCAGCGTTACTTGGCAATGCACCCCAAGGGTTATGCTGATATGTTTGGCATTACTCAATTTGCTTCTGCTGATTTTGTTGGCGAGCAAAACCTGCCGTTTGCAGGTGGCATGACCATGAAAGAGTTCATGGGCTTTAAAGTATTCTCTACTTCTGCTGTAACCGCAGGTAAGAATATGGCTTATCATACATCAGCAATTGGCCTTGGTATTAACGCAGACGTTGCTACTGAGATTAATTACATTGCTGAAAAAGCATCTCACCTTGCAAACTCCATGATGTCTATGGGCGCAGTCGGTATTGACGCCAATGGTATTTGTGAAGTTCTTGACAACAACTCTTAAGAAAGGAACTTTATCATGGCTTACGCAGCAGCAAATTTACATCGTGTCGGAGGTGCTAGTGGTGCCGCCCTTTGGATGTACCGAACAGCAGACGCAATTGCAGCGATCAACTCTGCGGGTTACTTTAATGATGCAGCAGCAATGCTAAACATTCGTGATCTGATTATTGTGCAGGATACAAACACACCTACAACTAACTTTGTAACTGTACTGACTAATACTGGTTCAGTAGTGGATGTGTCTGATGGCACAGCCGTTGTTGAAACAGACAGCGATTAAGGAGAGGGGGCTTCGGCCCCCTAACCACTTAGTATGGCAAGCACAGCATCCGACAGTCCAATTGACATTTGTAGCCGCGCACTAATTCTAATTGGTGCCGAGCCTATTACGTCATTTGATGATGGAAACAATGAAGCACTGGTTGCTTCTAATATGTATGAGGATGTAGCCCAATCAGCTTTAGTTAACACTCGGTGGCGTTTTGCAACGGATCAACTTGTATTGAACCGACTAAGCGATGCACCTACTGGCAGATATGAAGCCGCATATCAAATGCCAAACAACTCACTTATGATTCATGCGCTTACTGTAAATGGTTTTAACATTGAGTTTCAAACCTACAGTGACAATCTATTCTGTGATGCCGATGCTTCTGATGTAGTTATTGCAGACTACACATACAGAGTTACAGAAGAATACTGGCCCTCTTACTTTACAATGGCCGTTCAGTTTCAGCTTGCTTCTGTGTTTGCTATCTCACTAGCGCGTGATGGTAGCCTTTCTCAGCTTATGGATCAGAAGGGCGCAATGCTTATGGCAAAGGCCAGAGGTCTTGATTCACAGTCACAAACAACTCGTAAGCTGGACACATCAAGATTTATTAGTAATAGGCGCAGCTAATGCAGAAGGTACAGGTTCCGATAACTAACTTTCAATTCGGTGAAGTTAGTCCATCGCTATCATCCCGAACCGATACTGCTGTTTATACTGCGTCTGCTCAGAGAGTAGAGAATATGTTTATTCGCTCCGAGGGTGGGGTGATTAAACGTGCTGGCTTACAGAACTTATACAAATATACTGACATAACCTATAACGCAGCCAAGACTCAGCAAGCTAGGTTAATGCCGTTTATCTTTTCGGATGATGAGCAATACATAGTTTCTATGGAGAACGCCAAGATTAGGGTGTTTATTATCAATCCGTCTACTGGCGCAGTTACCTTAACGGCTACGGTCACTGCCGATGTTGATGGTGCTGCCCTGCCTTTTTCTGATGTTTACCTACATGAATATACCTTTGCTCAATTAGGTGATGTACTGTTTGTGTGCCACCCTTTGTTTATGCCAAGGCAGATCGTTAGAACTAGCCTTACTGCATTTCAAGTAGAAACATTTACGTTTGATACTCGGTCTGACAAAGAACAGATTTATCAGCCCTATTATAACTTTCATAATGCAGGTGTATCTTTAACACCTAGTGGAACAAGTAGTAGTATTACTTTAACTATTGGAGAGTTTAGCGCAGAGGCAGATGATGATGGCATTTCTGTATCGGCGCAGGTAGCTAATGAGGCCAACCTAGTTCTTGGTGGTGCGCTGGCATCCAGTGGATCAGTTACATTTGTTTACGGTAGGCTAGTTACTATTACATCTGGCGGTAATGATAGTGGCTTTGCATTTACTGTTACTGGTACGAATGTAGATGGCGATGCTCAGACTGAGGCTATTACTGGCGCAAATGCTGGTGTTGCTACAGGCACTAAGTTCTTTAAGACTATTACCCAGATTGCTTCTGCTGGTGATCCTGCTGGTACAGTAAAGGCTGGTGTTACTGATAAGGCTGCTGTTGCTTACTTTGATACTACAGGAAGTCAGGCTAGTGGTAACTATGCAAATTCAAAGCATGTTGGGGTAACTTTACTTTATCATAAGTCGGAAATACTTATTACTTCTGTGCAGTCTGGGACTCAGGCTACTGGCACTGTGTTGGATAGTTTGTTTGTGCAGCTTAAAGTCAACGCTCTTAAAACAATTAGTGGGTCGGCAACTGTAGAAGTAACGCATGTCAATCATGGTATGAGGGTTGGAGATTCTGTCACGCTATCCGAATGTGCTGCTGTGGGTAATATTTCTACTAGCAATCTTAATGGTGCTAGAGCAATTACAGGCATCATAGATGATAACCACTATACCTTTACTGCGGGTGGTTCTGCTAATGCTTCTATAGATGGCGGCGGTTCTCCCAAGGTAACGTCTGCGGCTCCCACTACAGATTGGGCAGAGCAATCATACTCTAGTCTTAGGGGCTTTCCATCTGCCATCACCTTTCATCAAAATAGACTTTGTTTTGCTGGAACCATAGCGCAGCCAGATACTATCTGGATGAGCAAGTCTGCATCCTATTATAACTTTGATGTTGGTGATGCTAATGACAGTGACTCAATACACCTGACTGCAAGCATTGGTGAGGTTCAGCAGATCAGGCACTTGGTTTCCAACAGGGACTTACAGGTGTTTACTGCATCTTCTGAAATGTATGTACCTGCGTTTCAAGACAAACCTATTACACCAACTAACGCACAGGTTAGAAGGCAGACACCTTTTGGTAGCGACTCTATACGTCCACAGGTTTTGGATGGTGCTACTATCTTTGTGCAAGCTGGCGGTTCTATTGTGCGTGAGTACTTGTTTACAGATTCAGAAGAGGCCTACACTGCTGTCCCTGTGTCCTCTCTGTCCTCTCATCTAATAGACACGCCTGTAGAGATGAACACGTTCTACGGGGCTGTAGATCGCTCTGAGAGTTATGTTTTTGTTAGAAACGCATCTGGTAAGATGGCTGTGTTTAATTCTAATAGGGCAGAGCAACGTGCTGGCTGGGCTGAGTTTACCAGCCAAGGACTGTTTCACTCTACGGTTACTATAGATGATAGGGTGTTTGCTAACGTGGCTTTCCCAATGGGGAACGATACAACGAGGTATGTACTCTGTGAGTTTAAAGCTGATTCAAACATGGACATGGATAAGACCTATACGGCAACGAGTAGTAACAATGGAATCTTCACTGTTTCATCAGACTTTGAGAACGGTGCTGTTGTTAATGTTGTTAGCGGTAATAACTATATCGGTGAGTTTACTGTCTCTGGTGGCGTTGTTAATGTCAGTGCTGTAGAAGCGTTAAACACGGCAGAAATTGGCTATAAGTTTGATGTAACTCTTACTACCAATCCAATAGATACCAACACGCAAGGTGGCCCTGTTAGTGGCAAGATTAGAAGTCTTGCTAGTGTAGTGGTTGATCTTAACTCTACATTATCAATCAGTGTAAATGGGGCTAACTTAGTTATTCGTCAAGTTACAGATGATATGTCTAATGAGCAGGCTGCGTTTACTGGACGCAAAGAGTTTAGATTGATGGGCTATAGCCGAACACCACAGATAACTATTAGTCAGTCAGCGCCGTTACCTTTACAGGTTAATGGCTTAATAGCGGAGTTAGTGTTTTGAAGGACTTTAATACTCTTGAGAAAGAAATGCTTTCTGTAGAGCAAGTGCATTGTCCTGTTACACATCATTTTGCTCCTGATGTTTATATCCGTGAGGTCTTTATGCCAGCGGGTACAATGGTGTTAGGTCACTCTCACAAGCGAAAGCATTTAAACATTATGCTGCAAGGCGAGGCTTTGATTTATATCAACGATGTAGTTGAAAGAATTAAAGCTCCGTGTACCTTTGTATCAGACCTTGGTCGTAAGGCGTTCTTTATAATTGATGATGTAATTTTGCAGAATGTATTTGCCACAGATGAAACTGATATAGATGTGTTAGAAGATATGCTTGTAGATAAAACAGAGTTTGCTCTTGGCTATGAGCAAGAGGTTAAACAACTTGAGACTAAATTTGCGGAGGCAGTAGCATGAGCTTTGTAACGGCGGCAATCGTAATTGGAACTGGTTTATCTGCTTATAGCTCTATTCAATCTGGTAAAGCTGCAAAGAAAGAAGCTCAGTTTAATGCAGCGCAAATGGAAAGAGACATGGAGCTAGGTCGCATTGAGGCAACTCAGAATGCAACGGCTATGGCTCAAGACTATGCACAGTCAGTATCAGCTAACGATGCCTTCTTTGCTTTTACTGGCAGGGATGTAAGTGACAGAAGTGTACGCGCATTCATGGAACGGCAGGAAGAAATCTACAGTACAGATATTAGTAGACTAGCGTCTGATACCAATATGAGAGCGCAGAGTGTAGCGGCTATGGCTGGGGCAGAGCGTCAACGTGGACGCAATGCTTTGACTGCTGGTTATCTTGGCGCTGCTCAGTCTATTGCTGGTGGGATTTATGAAGCTGGTACTGTTAAGACTGGCAAGGATGTTAGCGGAGGTACTACTACTAAGCCTAGCATATCCTACAGTAGAAAATATAGAAGGGCTTATTAGATGGCTGTAATTCGTCAGAGACAACAGGTTTTTAGCAAACCAATCGGTGTCACTCGCATGGACACAGGCGAAGCAGACTTGTGGAGAACAGTTAAGGCTGGTGCCGATCAGTTGACTTCTATTGCCTTTAGAGAAGGGCAGACCATTGCCGAGGAAACTGGGCGTGAAGCTGGCTTAGGCGCGCCTATGAATGAAGTGCTTGGCGTAAACCCAGAGTCAGGTAAAGTTGAGCCTGTTTCTGCGCCTCAAGGCTTTGGTAGTATAGCGCGTAGAGCATATGAAAAAGTTGTTGATGCTCGGTTTATGGATGAAGCTGATAGCCGTCTAAGATTAAAAGCTAAAGAACTGGCAAGTAAATACAAGCGAAGCCCTACAGAGTTTGCCAATCAGATGAGTAGCTTTATTGCTGAGTCTGCGGAAAAAACTGCTGATGGTAAGTATAAGAATATTATCCTAGACAACGGTAAGAAGTATCTGTCTGACATGCATATTAACCTAATGGATCAAGCGCGATCAAGGGCAAGGGTACGAGAAGCAGAACTTGGTAACTACAATCTATTAGAAGGTGTTAGCCATGCGCGTGATGCCGCAGAACAGGGCGACTATGGTTTAGCTGCTGAGCTATCTCAACAGCAAATACAAAGAGCAAAAGACTTATATGACGCTGATTTAATAAGTATTTCTGAATTAAGAACACATCAAACAAACTATAAAACTTCTGTTGCTCAAGGTGTTATTCAAGATATATTTACTCGGATGCCAGATGAATTGCAGCGTAAAAACTTTATGTTGTATCTTCGTACTGGTGGCGCAGATGGCGAAATGCCTCCAGTCTCTTTAGATCAATCACCTAAATGGAACTCTGAAAAAGGTAGGTTTATTAATCCATTAAGCGCAGATGATATTAATGCTGCTCAATTTATGCTGCTTCCAAGAATGCTAACAGACAGAATGTACAGAGCGCAAGCCTTTGGGACTATGATAGAGGCTCTTACTCCGTTTGATGAAATAGAATCTATGGAGCAAGAGCTTGATACCTTAGACGATTCACAAAAAAGAAATCGCTCTTATTTAGATGATAGCAACGCAGCAGATATATTCCGATTTGCCGAAGCATTAGACGCTAGAAAATCTAATATTGAAAATATAGAACGACAACGTGCCGCAGCAGAGTTAGTTGTTAGACAAAACAGTTTAGCTAGAAATCAACAGCTTGAGACGCTTAGAGAAAACGAAGCATTTGGTGGACAGGCATCCCAGTTTTTAGAGGGTGTTTTGCAAAGCGCACAAGAAAATCCTGATTTAACTATGCTTGCTGGTGGTGAGGGTCAGCCTACATCTTCTGATATTTTTGGTGGGGTGTATAATGCACTACAAGCTGCATCAAGTGGATTAAGTAGTGAGGTTAGAGATCGTATAGCTGGATTTGAGCAAAGGTTTGAAGATGGTGAAGAGGGATATACAATTGCTAAACTTAGATCAGATCGTCAGGAAGTTCAAAGGTCTGGTTTAAACGCTTTACTTGATCTTGGTTTGTCAGATGGTAACTCTGACAAGTTGTTAAGCGCATTAAATGGCGGCTCAACAGAAGGATTAACTACTGTTCAAGTTGCTGTGGTGCAGGGAATTAGAAGTAATGAGGGTACTTTAGTTGTTGGTGATATGGGTTATGTTGGTGAATACATAAGCCAAAACAAAGATAGTGCGCTTGAGAAAAGACAAGATAACGTACTTCAGTTTCAAGCTGCTACATTAGGTAACGATGCTTTAAATAGTGCTGCTACACGTGGCTGGCAAGGAGCTTATGACTTATTTATCTCTGAGTCTTCTCGTTTAGGCGTTCAAGAAGGTGCATTAAGTGGTCCTGAGTTTCGCATACAGCAAGCCATGATACGCAAGGCTTGGGCTAAAAGCATTGTTGATACTAATTATTCTGCAATGAGCCAAGCTGAGTTGACTGATTTAAGAACAGCGGTTGCAACAAAAAAGATTGATCCTAATATTAGTGAGTATTCACAAAGAGTTGCTGAACAAATTAAAGGTATTGCTCGCGAAGACTTAAATGTTGAGGCAATTACAGGTCATATTGATACTTTAATAAATGCTAAGGTTAAGGAAAACAACCGAGAGAGACAAGCTAATATTATATCTAATAGACTTACAGTTGGTGATATGGGAAGCACAAAAGAACAACGTGCTGAAACTGCATTAGCTGCTGATCAGGCTATTATTCTTAATGTTCTTGGCCTTGAGGCTGGTGATGCTGATGATCCTGCTGTTATATCTAACGCTATATCCGAAGCAATGTTATCGCCAGAATCAATGGCACCTGATGGTGAAACAGGATTTGATGCAGCAACGGCATCTGATCAAGGTATGATTAGGCATCAAGTTCAACAAAACATAATGCGCGGAATTATATCTCAAGGCTTTGTGGATAACCTTAAAGGCATTGCTATAGCTGGGCAGCAAAAATTTACTGATGATGAAGTTGCGTTAACAATGCAGCACTTTGCTAACTTAGCATTTTACAAAGATCAGAATGGTCAGAATCTAAATCTTTTAATGCAGTTTGAAGACATACTAGGCAAAGAAACTTTGTCTAAATTAGAATCCGTGCATCATGCAAGTAAACTTTTAGGCTCAAATAACATGCGCGGTTTGCTGTTGCAAATGGATGATAACGCTTTTGATCCAGCGTTTCAGGATAGAATGAAAATTGAGTTTAAAAGCGGTACTGCTTTTATGGGTGAAGACGATGATATGAAGCTGTATTCTGGCGAGGCAAGAGATATGCTTGCTAATTCAGCTAAATATTTGTGGATGGCTACAGGTGGAAATCCAGAGGCAGTGACTCAGGGCCTTAAGTCAATGTATGAAGAAAAGTTTGCCAACACTAATGGTTACGTTTTTGATTCTTCTCATATGGATGGAAGCAAAAGTCGCTTTGCCCCTAGTATTGTATTTCCACAAGAGCCAGTAAGAGATGCGTTCTTAAACCATGTGGCTACTACATTTGCAAATAACACTGAGCATCCTGTTACTGGCAAGCCTTATACATTTGGTGCTAATTCTAGTGGAATAATTACAAGTGAGTTTGCAGCATTAGTTTCTCCAAGACTTACTCAATCATACAATATAGCCCTTAGTGGCAATAAATTTACTATGGGTGAAGGGTTTCTTCATCCAATAGAAAAAAGCAGTGATGGTACTGTTTACTATCAGGCTTATGAAGTAAACGAGTTTGGTTCGTTTCGCCCGATTCTAACCAAGGAAGTTAAAAGTAAAGATGGCAAGGTTATAAGCGGTGGTGCGCCGATGTACTTTACAAGCAAAGAGCCGTACTTAAATAAGATACGAAAAAACTTAGGATTGCAGGAATTAGCTGAGTCTAAAGTAATGACTAATTTAATTGAAAATAAAAAGGCAAGAGAAGTAGAGCAGGGTATAGTAGAAGGTGGTCCTGCATCTGGTCGCTCTGTTCTTGGGTCTGATGCTGGTCTTACAGAGGCACTAATGGCAAGGCGCAATCAATGATAACACAACTTCCCACTACTAATTTTACAGAAAACTTTGAGCCTGAGTTTAAACAAGCTATAGCTTTTTCAGATACAGTCGGAGCAATGAACAGTGTTGCTTATCAACCATTCATAGATGCGTATAAAGCTAGAAAAAAATATGGTTACAAGGTTGATCAAGACTACAACTCCGCTGATGATATTGGAGAAGAATACCAGCCATATTTTAATACTTTAGTCTTTGCTCAAAACGAACGTCATATGTCTGACATGAAAGCTGGCATTGATGATGGCATAGCCAATCGCAGGGTGTTAGCTAACTCAAGTGCTTGGGCTGTAGCTGGCGCTGGTTTGTTTGATCCTATTAACTTAATACCTTTGCCATTTGGCGGTGCTGGTATCGGTATAGTTAAGTCTGCATTGCGAACTGGCGCTGGTGTTGGCGCTTTGCAAGCAGGATTAGAGATAGCAAAGGTTCCTTACGATCCTCTTCAAACAATGGAAGAAGGTGTTAGCAATACTGCTATGGCTGCTGCATCTGGATTGCTTTTTGGTGGCGCATTTAGTGTACCGTTAAACAGGCGCGTACTAGCAGAGGCTAGGCATAATAAGGCTCACATAGAGGCAACGGAACGCCAGCAAGATTTTGAAAACTTAGCTGCATTATCAGATGAAGAACTTGCTGCGGCTAGATCAAAACCAATACGCAATCAGTTTGAGTCTGCGAATACAGACAGCCTAAAGGCAGAGGCTACACGATTGCGTGAGTCTACACTTAGTCCGCAAGGCCCAGTTCTTATGGGTGCAACAGAGCAAGCAAGACTAAAGGCTGTTACTTCCGAGCTTGCAGTAAGGAACTTAGATACTGTAGGCAAAGACCCCTATGCTATAGCGGCTGGTGGTACTGGTCCTATCTACCTTTCTACGCCTATCCGCAGGGTTTTGTCTGCTGCTATACCTGATTCAGTTAAAGAGCGTATGAGCCGTATGGCATCTGATTCTGGCTTGCTGCAAAACTTACACGTTATGGGCAAGACGCTAGGTGCTTCTGTGTACCAGCGCATGGCACCGCTCAAGGGCGAATGGGTTAAGGCCGATGCTAAGATGACTGAGCTATGGGGTTTATCTATAGGCACAGAGCCTAAGACCGTTCTTGGTATGAACTTTACAGAGAAGGCGGTTTCTTTTGACTCTAAGTTTGGCAGTGGTAAGCAGCAGACTTACAATGATTTCTTAATTGAAATTAACAGGCAGCGTGTATTTAAAGAAGAACCTAGAACAGAAGTAGAAGTTGCAGCGCGTAAGGTGCTGAATGATTTCTATGATGTATGGGGCCAGCGTCTACAAGATACAGGGCTTATAGTTAATAAGAATAAACTGGTTGCAGACATTGTTAAGGTTGATGGCAGGATTGCTGACCTTGAGGCTAGGTTAGCTAAGATAGAATCTAATCCTAAGTTTAAGTACAAGAAGATGACTGTTGCGTCTATTCGCAGTCAAATGACTAGAGCCACCAAGCGCAAAGAAACATTGCAAGATTCCCTAGATGCCATTGCTGATGGTGATACAAAGGTTAATCCCGCTAACGAAGACTTCTTTAGCCCTAGATACTTTGACCACGCTACAGTTAAAGCAAGGCGCGAAGAGTTAGAGGCAATCATATCTAAGTGGTACATGGATAACCCGTTTATCTACGTTAGAGATAAAAGCGGTAAGGTAGTAAAACAAAGATTAGACAGCAATAAGACTGCAACTGACGCTAGGGCCAAGGCCACTGTAAGTAAGATACTTAACGAAACTACAGAAGACGCCGATGAGTTCTTTGGCTCTGGCAAATCAATGCACCTAAAGCACAGGGGCTTAGACATACCAAACAAATTGGTTTGGGAGTTCATGGTGCAGAACCCTATAGATACTATGAAGTCATACGTACACAAAACAGGTGGACGCTATGAGTTTGCCAAGATGTTTGACGGGCAAGACTTTGACGAGATGCTAGAGGATGTACGCTTAGAGATGATGGAGGCTGGGCATTCTCAGCGTGACATTAACAAGGTGGGTAGAGACTTTGTGCATATGTATGACCGTGTGGTTACTTCGGTTATGAAGACTGATCCTGATCGCTGGGATAACAAGGCTGCATTTGTAATGAAGGAAGCGGCACAGCTTAATTATCTTGGTAGTGCTGGCCTCTCTGCTATTCCTGACTTTGCTCGGATCATTATGGAGCATGAGATAGGTGATGTTCTCAAAGGGTTAATGGAAATATTATCTAACGAGCGTGTTAGATTAACTAGCGAAGAGGCTAATTTTGCTGGTGAAGCATTGGAGATGAACCAAGGCAATGTTCACATTCGTATGATTGATGACATTAGCAACAACCCTAGAGCTACAACTAAGTACGACATGATGAAGAATGCGTTTTACATTGCTAACGGATTGTCGCCTATTACTCAGTTTGCCAAAACATTAGACTCAATCATTCGCGGCCATGTTATAATCAAGGATTCTATAGCATGGAAGAACGGTACTATCTCTAAGCAGAACAAAGAGTATTTGCTGCGCTATGGCATTAGCGAAGAGATGGCATTGAACATTGCTGTTGCTCCGCATCAAGTTACTGAGAAAGGTTTTTATTTACCTAACACTAAAGATTGGGAAAATGCGTATGCGTTTCCTGACACTGGTGAGTATATGCCTAACGCTAAAATTACCTATGGCAATACTAGCAGGTATAGAAAAGACGGTAGTTATGTTGCAGCGGCAGTAGACTACGAAAAGAAAACTATTAAGTTTGACGTTGATTACATCAAAGGGACATTTGACGAAAAGCCTTGGACTCAGCCAAAGGTGGAAGGTGTAAAGCCATTAGCAGAAAATGCGTTTGAAACACCGCAGCAATGGGCCAATTTTGTTATGATGCACGAAATTATGCACACAAAGTTTCAGCCAGAAGATTTAAAACTTAATCTTGGCAAGGGCAAAACTTATGACCGCAATAATCCAAAACACTACGCTAAGTACGAAAACAAAATCAACGATCTTGCACTTAAAGAACACAACAAGCAGCCCAAGATAGAAGAAGAAACTCTAACAGCCTTTAGGTCTGCGCTTTCTAGCGGAATACTTAACACAATCATGATGGGTACGCCTGCTGACAAGCCTATCTTAGTAGACGGTGTGGCTTACGTTCCTATGAATGTGGCACGGATGTTCGGAATGAAGGAAGACGCACGTGTAAGGGGCTACTCACGCATTGAGAGTGGCCTTCTAGGGCTTCCATTTCAGTTCTACAGCTACGCACTGGCAGCAACAAACAAAGTTGCAGGGTCATTCATGCAGGGGCAGATGAAAAACAGGTGGGGTGGATTAGCTACAGCGATGGGCGCTGGCTATTTATCGGTAATGATTAAGACGCCTGACTTTGCTTGGGACAAGATGGAAATGGAGGATCGCTTTGCTAGGGCATTTGATCAAAGTGGTGTTATGGCTTTATACAGTGACCTGTTTTACACTGCTATGTCTACTTCTCTTGCCCTTGGTGGCCCTAATATTAGTGGTGGAATGCTTAACCCGAAGTTCCCGCCGCGTGAAGGAACGATGGGAATGGTAGATGCAGCTACAGGTGTTGGTGGTGCTGGCGTAAGTATAACAACAGACTATGCCGAGGGCGTTGGTCAGTTTCTTAACGGTGAATACGGCGAGGGATCAAAGCAGATTATACGTTCATTGCCTTTCGCTAGAATGTGGTTTTGGAAAAATCAAATGAATGAGGCTACGAATGCTATATCCCGCTTTTAAATGTGCGTTGCTATGGGTTTTATCTACTGTTAGCAGAACCGAAAGGAGTGCATCATGACTATTACTTTAGCACAGAACGCAGCGCGTGTATCTTACTCTGTAAGTGAGGGAGCTACACAAACATCGTTTACTGTATCGTTTGAGTTTTTTGATGCTGCCGATCTTAACGTATATGTTGATGGTACTTTAAAAACTATCAGTACTCACTACACTGTAAGCGGGGGCAGCGGTTCTACTGGTGCAGTAGCTATATCAGTTACAGGCGCAAGCGGTGGCAGCACTGTGGTTATTACTAGAAGTATTGCGCTTGCTAGAACAACTGACTTTCCTTCGTCTGGGTCGTTTCAGATTGCCACGCTTAACACTGAGCTAGATCGTTTTACTGCTATTGCTGCTGACCTTAAAGATTCTGCTGATCGTGCATTAATTCTTTCTGATTCAGACTCAAGTGTTTCTACAACATTGCCATTGTTGGCTAGTCGTAAAGGTACTGTTCTTGGTTTTAACGCAAGCAGTGGTGCTGTTGAGGCGGGTCCATCTATTACTGCGGTTCAAACTTTATCTGCTGCAAGTGCATCTATTAATCTTCTTGGCACTGCTGCGGTAGTTGAAGATATGGGCTTATTGTCTGCTTCTGCGGTTATAGAAGACATGGGGCTTTTAGGTACTGCTGCTGTTATTGAAGATATGGGTTTGCTTGCAACCTCTGCTGTTATTGAGGACATGGGATTACTTGCCACGTCTGCTGTTATAGAAGACATGGGCTTGCTTGGAACTAGCGCCAACGTTACAGCAATGGGATTGCTTGGTAATAGTACAGTAATTACAAATATATCTAACCTTAGTGCTAGTGCTGTAATTGCAGACATGGCTATACTTGCTACAACAGATGTTGTCGCTGATATGAATACATTAGCTACAAGTGATATTGTTGCTGATATGAATTTACTAGCAACATCTGCTGTTATTGAAGACATGGGCTTATTAGCTACTTCTGCTGTTATAGAAGATATGGGCTTACTTGCCACCTCAGCAGTTATAGAAGATATGGGGTTATTAGCTACAAGCGCAGTCATTGAGGACATGGGGCTATTAGCTACGAGCGCGGTAATTGAAGATATGGGATTGCTGGCTACAAGTTCAGTCATCTCCGATATGTCAACACTTGCTGGCAGTGGAGCAAATCCTAATATTACTAGCGTTACAGCCAGCGGAGCGGTAACGGCAGGGTCTCTAATTGCAACCACATCTATGACCGTCCAAAACGCCAGCGGCACAGAGGGTGTGTTTCTAAATTACAACGAAAACGGCGGTGAACTTCAATTATTGGGCACCAGCGGCAATACCAAACTTCTAATTGATTATCTGGACAGCGACAATGACGGCAACGGTTTAGGGAGAATTTTAAATCTAGGTGCTGGCAGCACGGGCGTTCAAATTGGCGTTGCAAATGCTTCCAATACTGGAGGTATTATTTTTAGCACAGGCAACAATGTGACCCGCCAATTAATATCCAATATCGGTGACATAACTAACTACAATACTGATGGCAGCACGGCTAAAATGACGTGGGATGCCAGTGAAAACAATCTCACTTTTGTTGACGGAGCAAAAGCGACTTTTGGAAATTCTGCAGATTTGCAAGTGTATCACGATGGGTCAGATTCTTATGTAGATGATGCGGGTACAGGAGCTTTAATTTTACGTGGCAATAGTAATGTTACCATTGGAAAATATACAGGCGAAACAATGGGTTTCTTTGAAGCTGATGGTGCAGTTTCTCTATATCACAACAATGCAGTTAAACTAGCCACAGCAGCTACAGGCGTAGACATCACGGGCGCTTGCACGGTTAGCCCAGATACTGCTGGTAAAGATACATTTTTATTTACCTCAAATGCCGCCAATGATGCGAGTATGTTTTTAAAATCTGACACCACCAATAAAGTAAACATTCAAGCAAACGGCGATTCTTTTTTCAATGGCGGTAACGTCATGGTGGGTACTACTGACACTACTCTTTACAATAATTCAACCGGCACAGGCACTAAAATTGGTGGTGATGGTCGTTTAGATGTAGCACGCCAAGGTGATACCGTTGCAACTTTCAACCGCACTGGAAGCAGTAACGGAGAAGTAATACGGATAGTTTCGTCGGGTACTACGGTGGGGAACATTACAATCTCAGGTTCAAACACAGCCTACAACACATCCTCAGACTACCGTTTAAAGACTGACGCACAGCCGATGACAGGTGCATCTGCCCGTGTGCTGGCACTTAACCCAGTTAACTTTAAGTGGATTGCAGACGGTACTCGTGTTGATGGTTTCTTGGCACATGAGGCACAGGCTGTAGTTCCTGAGTGTGTTACAGGCACCAAAGACGCAATGCGTGACGAAGAGTATCAGGTATCAGCAGCTACAGGTGACATCTATACACCAGCTACAGATGAAGCAGACGAGGTTATTCACAGCGCAAATGCAGAGCAACCAGAGACACTAGCAGATGGTAAGCAGTGGCGGGAGACTACACCCGCTGTAATGGGTACTCGTTCAGTACCAGACCTGCAGGGCATTGATCAATCCAAGATTGTTCCATTGCTTGTGGCTGCACTGCAAGAAGCATTAGCACGGATTACGGCATTGGAAGGATAATCACACATGACTAGAGCAAAAGATTAAGGGCGTACATTTAAATGCCAGATATAAATGAGCGTGTTTCTGCGTTAGAAAAGGATGTAGTCGCTTTGCAAACAGAAGTAAGAATCCAATTCAAGGAAGTCTTTACTCGGATCAAGCGACTTGAGACTGTGCTTATAGCTACGTCTGGTGCAACTATCATTATGCTTTTAACTATTTTAAGTAGGATGGGGTAAGCATGTGGTACATGTTTTTGTTCTTATTCTTTATCTCGGGATGGGATCAGAACGAACACCTATAAAATCTCAACTTTATTTTAAGCGATTGGATACCTGTAATTGGTATGCTCAAGAATTAGTAAAGCGTTTTGGATACCCCCAAACAAACGACTATGGCACTGCCTATTGTCTTCCCCAGCTGGTCAATCCAAATGAGGTAATGGTTTATGATTGATCCTATCACTGCCTTTGCTGCTGCTAACGCTGCCTTCAAGGGCGTTAAGATGCTGGTCGGCGCTGGCCGTGAGATAGAGGACGTAAGCAAGCAACTCGGTGCATGGTATAGTGCAGTTGCAGACATACAGAAGGCTGAGTCTCAACGTAAGAAGCCTACGTTTTTAGAGAAACAATCTCACTCTGGTGACATAGAGCAAGAGGCTATGGACATTGTTGTCCGTAAGAAGACTCTACTTGAAAGGGAAAAAGAGATTAAGTTTATGCTTAACATGCGATTCGGCCCGTCAACTTACGACGAAATGTTAGGTATGCGTAGGCAGATACGCAAAGAAAGAGAAGAAACTGTGTACGCAGCGATGGAAGCTAAGAGACAAATAGCTAATAATGTTGCTATACTAGTTTTGAGTTTAGGTATTGTTGGTGTTCTTGGTGGTGGAATATATCTTTTAATGTCAGTGTTATAAAGGAGTAACCAATGACTATAGTTTTTACTAAGATACTAGAATATAAATTGTTACCTCGTTTTATGATGTTCACTATGACTGTGGTTTATGTGCGCTGCATTGAATGGGCGTTATCTATGCCTGACATATCTACACAGCAGGCCAGTCTAATTTCTGTAGTTACAGGCGCAATGACAGGAGCCTTTGCCGTATGGCTTTCACATGAAAAGTAATGTGATAGAGGTTCCAAGGTTAAGTGATCTTGATAGTCAGTTCTTGCTTTTAGAAAGACAGAAGCATGAGATAAAAGAACAGGCAAAACTTATAGCGGAGAAGGCTAATGATAGGTGGAATAGTAACCGCGATCAGCGGACTAGCTAGTAGTTACATTGACGGTAAGACAGCAATACAAAAAGCCAACGCTGAGATAGCATTAAAGAAGGCTACTTCTGAGACTGATTGGGAACAGTCAGCTATAGAGGCGAGTAAGGATTCTTGGAAGGATGAACTATGGACAGTGGTGTTTGTAATTATTCTTCTCATGAACTTCGTTCCTTCTATGCAAGCAGTTATGGCAGAGGGTTTTGCTAACCTTGAGACTACACCATTATGGGTGCAGTGGGGAATGTATTGTAGTATAGCAGCCAGCTTTGGCATTAGAACAATTAAGGGGTTTAAAAAATAATGGGATATGTATTAGGTAAGCGCAGCTTACAAAAGCTAAGCACTGTAGATGATAGACTGCAACGCATTGTGTACTACGCTATCACTGTAACTAAGCAAGACTTCTCTGTGATCTGTGGCATTCGCACTAAGGCAGAGCAGCGTTCTCTCGTTGCATCTGGTGCATCGCAAACTATGAATAGTAAACACTTAGATGGTTTGGCTGTTGATCTTATGGCATACAGTGGCGGCGGTAGATGGGAGCTTAATCTGTACGATGAGATAGCGGATGCTATGAAGGAAGGCGCTAGTTATGAAAAGATTTCTCTGCGCTGGGGTGCAGCGTGGCACATTAACTCTATTGGTGAGTGGCCTCAATCATCTGAGGAAGCAATGAATGCCTACATAGATTTGCGTAGATCACAGGGTCGTAGACCATTTATAGATGCACCGCATTTTGAATTGATTGTATAAAAAGGCCCACTAGGTAGCTAATCCAGTGGGCCTGTGATAAGTCACAAGGATGGAGCTGTGCTTTTATCAGACACAGAGTAGTCCCTGCCTTATCTGAGGGTGTTTATTAGGCTGAATAAAACCTATCCGACCGCCCTCTGCGTTATAAAAAAGGGCGGTGACGCAATGGAGAAACATCACCGCCCAAGGAGGGAAGATCATAAGACTAGGGAGAACTACAATCTTATGCGGGTGACTCTTTATACCGCATGATCTTGTAGCATTCAATCCTATAAATCTTTCCACCAATCGTCTGCTATCTTAGGTTCTTCGTAGTCAGCTTCTTCCAGCTTGTAAGCATAGAGTCCATTGCCTTCGTATCGTCTTGATACAGTACGGAAACCAAACTTCTTCTTGCGTAAGTCTCGCAACGCAGCACTTGCACTTGCCTCTGGTGCACCTGTTGCATTGCTCAACTCAGATAGCGTAACCCAATCATTCTCTTCCATGTATTGTTTTACTTTTTGTAACTGTGGCATGAGCCTGTTGAAATCACGCTCATGCACATAGTCATCTCCATCAAAGTGTGGCTCGTTGCCCATTAGAACGGAGGTATCTCATCGTCAAAGTCTATCTCTGGCACCTTGGCCTTGTCAAAACTTTGAGGCTGTTGTTGTTGGCTCTCTGATAGGGCGAGAGACATATAATTGCCACCATCCTTGGCACGTTTCCAACCTGCTAGTTTTAGATTGGTATTATCTACTGGCCCTGAGTAGTCAGGCGCTTTCTCGTTGCCATTCTTATTGTTCTCAAACATAACGCCTAGCTTTTGATAGACCTCAATGATCTTCATGCCAGCTTTTGTCTGGTCTGCTACAAGTATAATCTTACTATCGTTGCCCTGATTGTTGAGCTTGCCTTGTAGTATCATGCGCTGCGTATCAAATGGTTTGAATGCTGCACCTGAGTTAGTGTTGTCGTACTCTGCCATGCTTTTGGCTCCTGTATTACCAGCTATTGCCAGCGGTTTTGCTGCCGCTATCTGCGGCGTACTTGTTGCCATCCATCTTCCCAAGGAAAACGTCAGCGTTAAACCCTAAGTGTGATAGGGCTTTGGTTAGGCCATCAGTGACAGCCATCTTCGGTGCATCCTCGGCAAGTCTGCCCTTGGCTGCATCAAAGAACTTACGGCACCCAGTGAAGGGGCCAAAGGCATTGACCAACTCACCGTGCCATACCTGTACGTCTGCAACTACAGCCTTGTCACCGTTAGATAGATCAATAAATCTAGTCTGGTTAATCCAGCCCCACCCTTTACCAATGGGGCCAAACTCTTCAGTAGCGCAGCGTATCTGATACATAGGATCAATGGCTGTAAATGATCGTGCGCCAAAGCTCACTTGCTTTAGGAATTTAGGGTCTGATTGCTCAACCCTGTTCCATATGTCTAGGTTATCCATCTGCTTCTCCATTACGCAGTGTGTTGATACCAATATTGTAAACACATTCTTTGTAGAATGCCTCTACTTCGTCCATATTTTTTATGTCACGAAGGCGCTCAGTTACATAGCGTAGATTAACAGCGCCCTCACGTCTTTGATTAAGTTCTTTTTGTGCTTGATCTTTTGCTTTTGCTTTGCGTACAGCAATGCTATCTTTGTAAGTGTCTTTAGCTTGCATAGCTAACTTAGCTTGCATAGCTACAAGCTCTTGATCTTTTTTACTTGGACGTCCGCGTTTTCTTTTCTCAACCATGTGCATTCTCCTTGCGTGTTGATATTCTAAGTGACCCGCGCCTGTCTCTGCGTATAGTTAACAAGTCGCAGTACACTTCCCGTTCGTTATCCCCCACCATTTGCTTGAGACTTTTCTTGGCTGACTCAAACGATTTGGCATGGGCTTCGTTGCCAATGTAGTCGTGAGCTATAGATGTAAAGTGATTGTCGCCATTGGCATCACGCTTAATCATATCATCTACAGGTATGCTATCTATCTTCATAGTTGCTGGCTGATCGTAGCCAAGTGGCTCTGTGTCTGTATCTATATGATGCCAGAATTGTTTGATCGCAGTCATCATAAGGTTAAAGTATGACTCGCTCCATGCAACGTGCGAACACTCCCACTTGTTGTTGCCAAAAAAAGCAGAGAGGAAGCATCCGTCTTTGCCAGACAGCTTCATGTAACACTGCAACTGTGGCATGTAGTATTCAATCAACGCATCCATAGTGTTGTATGAATTAGTATGCTTGCACTCAACAATAGAACCGCGACACATACCATCAATCGTACCCTTCATAGGTACGCCATCAACATTGCGTTTGTACTCATACTGATGATTGTGAACTAGGTAATCATTCATGTCACGCTTGGGCATGTTCTCTTCAAACCACTGCATGTTAAATGACTCAGTGTAACTACCCATGCGTACCGCAAGGTTGTCGTTAAGATCAGGGCTAGGTATCTTGCCCGTCTTGATCTGCCATAGATCATACCAATCTCCCTGCATAATTTTTACACAGTCAGACCCACCTATAAATCCTGTACGTTTCATAACATTCCCCATTGTTATCAAGGCTATTTGTACTGCATATGTGCAGCAACATCAACAGCTATTTTAAATAATTCCTCAAGCACTAGCACCATCTCGCTGCGCCATTGGAATATACTTGGCTCTTGCTTTCTGCCACCGTCCCTTTCTAGCTGCATTTCTATCAGGCGATTCAGTCTCTCCATCCGCCTCTCTAATACGCCAATCCTCTCTAAACGCGCTGTGCTTAGAGGTAAGCTCTTCAATCGTTGCATCGGCGGTCTTGTCACCTTGCTCCTCCCTTAGTCTAGTTTCGTAGGTAAACCTGTATTCATCTAGCTCATCGTCTGTAACTGTAGTGGTGTGAACCAAGCCGTGTGATAGCCGACCATATAGGTAATCAACTGGTACATAATCTTTAGCTTTGATTCTTTTTTCTATAGCAGTGAATGGATTGAAGTCCCATTCGCTTTTGCTTTCTGTAGCTACATCACGATTAGTCTCATCAGCAGCAGACTTGGCAGCAGTGACAAAGACTTTGACAGACGGCCAGTTACGCGCTCCATGGATGGCGCGTACCTGTCTGTCTGTTCTCTCTAAGAATAAATCAATCAAGCCATCGTTGACATGGCTAGGCATAACGCCATTGATGTCTTGCACAATGAACTTCATCTCTTGCAATAAAGTCTCGTTGGTCATGCCCTGCGGTGGTGTGTATCGTTTGAGTACAGCTTGCAGCCACTTGCCTACAGCCTGTGTTCTATAGTTATAATCAAGTTGTGCCATTGCGTTTGTCCTCCAAGCTAAACACATTATCATCCCACTGTGCATTGAGTATGTCATCAAGGCGGGAATCATTGTTGCTATCAAAGTGAGATAGATCATCCTCCCATCGCTCTGCGTTGAGCCATGTAGTAGGGTGAGGAATAAAGCGTATGTCTGTGTTGACGCTAACCAACTGAAACTTTTGCGCAGCCTCTATAATTACTTCCGCATCCTCTATCTCACATGCTTTAATGAATGCTATGCGAGCTACACCTTTGCCCATCCTTCTTGGGTATGACTGCCAGAATAATTTAAACTCTTCTGAGTCTGGAATCCTTGGCTTTCTTGCCATGCTATTCTCCTTGTATAATTTTTTCAAACTCTTCGCCTGACATTATGACTAAGGTCTGAGGCTTACCCGTTCTTCGTTTATAAAAGGCTATGTCTCTGCCTTCTAAGACAGTGAATGGACTAGGGAAGTTAGACTTATCTCTGTATTTAACTTCACCTACCAGCCATCGCTGTCCGTCCAGTGTGAGGTGGATGTCTCCGCTCCATTCTCCACCGAGCGCACCACTGAGAGGGACTCGCTTGCACTCAACGCCGATTGATTTGAGCCATTCAACGAACCATTTTTCATGGTAAGTCCCTTTGTTTTTATTTTTGTTTGCCATCTATTCTCCTCATAGCAAGGCATGCACAAAAACCAATGCGTCTTAGGATACTTCCCCGACAGTATAGATACATAGTACCTACACTCTTGATCGCAGTGATCGCAGTAAGCTGACTTACCTTTGTTTGATTTGTAACTCACAGTCTAAGGCTTCCACCCAGCAAGCAAACATAAAGCCACTTGGCTTACGCTTGCCTCGCTCCCACTTGTGAACTAATCCGTCTGAACATCCTATCTTAAAGTCTAAATCATTTTGAGATAGCTTTAAGTCTTTTCGCCTACTAATAAGCTGACTTATTATGTAGTCATAAGAGTTCATTTCGGTGGTGTTAGCTTTCGCTTATCACGATTAGGATGTGCACCCATCAAAAGTTCTAGCAATCTCCATACTTTCTTGGCTGTTTCATACCTTAGTTCAGAACCATTAACTGTTCTGTAGTATGTTGACGTAGGTACACCAGCTTTAATGAAGGCTTTAACCAAAGGAACATCAGCTTCTTTGGCTTTTTTGCAGAGCAAATCATAATAACTATTCATGTCCTTGTACTACTGCGCCTATGCAACCTTGGTCAAGTGCTCCTTAATTGTTTCGTTAGCTTTTTCTGTCAAAGAATACTGCATCATTCTGCCTGTATCAGAATGAAACAATAACTCACCACGTTTAAAGTAAACTGGTTGCATTAACTTGAGCTTGTCTGCCGTTGATGTTCTGTTTGTCTTTGATACCTCAGATAAAGACTTAGATGTTATCAACTGTCTGCGTACCTCAAGTATCTTTGCAGCTAACAGTAACTTCATGCGGTGCTTGGTAATTGTATCTGCCATTCCGTATCTTTCGTATAAACTTAACGCCATTATCTATAGCGTATGTTCTAATGGTTGCTTGTTTAGTATCTAAGATACGAGCCGCTACATCTACAGTGTAATGATTACACAATGATTGCAGCAACTCTATCTTCTCTCGCTTATGCCTTGCTTTAATCTCAGGCCAAGTTTCAAGGTAATCAGCCATCGCCGCCACACTCTTGGCATGGTTCATAGCGTGTCTCTATGTAACCACCATTGACGTAATCAATAACAGGTACATCCTTTTCCGTTACGCCTTTGCCATAGCAAGTACCGCAATAACTGAGCTTTGATTCCAACACAGTCTTTAATGCAGAGGTAGGCATATCTATTATAATCTTAGTAGGGAATGTCATCATCTATCTCCACTAAAGGCTGCTGTTCTTCCCAAGCCTTGGTTGCACGTTGAATAAATTTATCTCTGTTGAAACGAGGGTTGGCTTGTTCCAACTCATCAGCAAAGACATGAAGGTGAGACGGCCAGCTAACTGACCGTCCCAACATATCAGCTACAAACTCAAGCTGCTGTTTGTGTAGTATCATCGTCATCATCTACATAGTGATGTGAAACACTGGTATCAATTACGGGGCAGATACTTGTGTAGTCTGGGCCAAACAAACCAACGGTATGCTCAGTCATAGTGCCATCATAATTTTTAGTAGTAACGACAAGATTGCGAGAGCTAAAGTTATTGAATAGCTTGGTAACTTTAAGCTCAACCTTAGTTACATTGTGAATACTTAGTGAATACATGCGCTTTCTCCTTACGCTAGTTCTAACCATGACTTGTGTTTCATGGCCTTAATGATGGCTGCTTCACGGATACGTCTCGCATTCTCTGGCGACTTAGCTTCGTCCGTGTGTGTAGCCCATGATGTTAGACAGTTATACAAAGCCCACTTGGTATTACCTAACTGCGCTCGTTCATTATCAAAGCCACCCAGTAGATTCTGTAACTGCCTGTCATTAAACTTATCATGACTTGCCTTGTGTTGTACGTTACATACAGTCTTTTTAAAGAAGGACTCTGCTTGATCGGTAGTGACAGGTGTACTTCTGTATGCCTCCCATACTCCCTTGCTATTAAGGAACATTTCAAGACCATCAGCTATCTTATGAGCCGAGCTATCTACGCTTACGTTAGTCGTATGCTTAGACCAAGTTTTGGCAACTGTATCTGCCGTAGTGCAGCCATTGAGACACCACAAACGAAAGCCCTCTGCTGATTGTTGGAATGCCCAGCTACCATCATAGCTATTATATGCTTGAACACGATACTGAATGTAATCATTTACTTCAGCGTCTTCCAGCATAATGTCGTTGAATAATACCTCAAGCCGCATCTTAGCACCGTTGTCTGCAACGTGTGTTTTAACGCTGTAGTCTGTGCTGATGTCAGCCTGTTTGATTGAGTCCATGATTGAGTTGACCGCATCACTGTGCGTGATTGGTTTGTATTTAGACTTGTGAGTGCCAAGCGATTCACCTGTGTCAGTGCGTATTAAATTGCGCAACTTAGGTATCTCATTGCCACGCATATCTAAGCATGGCTCCATGTCAATCGCAAAGTCCCAGTCTGTAGTGTTCATAGTATCTAGCATTTGATTCTCCATTGATTTGATTTCGTTTCAGCCAGCAAAGCCAGCTCCGTATAGCACCGCGATAGTGCCAACGACAAACACGACGAGCGCGATGCCGCTGATCACTGCGTCCAACAGGTGTCTGTTGTCCATACGTTTCTCCTAACGTGAGCAAGAGTTAAGGAGGACCGAAGTCCTCCCACTGTGGCTGATTAGCCGTACTTTTTGGCGTAGTACGCTTTCTTCTCTTCACTGAGCTGAGATGGGCGTGACTTCTTATCTCTTGGTTCCCATTGTGTGCCGTTGATTGATTCGTGAACACTAAGATCAATTGCGTGTATCTCTTTCAGAATGTCCAACTCTACATCAAGACCATCTAGCTTAACGTGAGAAGTATATGCACCTTTTAATTCTTTTTGCTCTTGGGCAAAGATTTCATCTTGAATCATCTTGCGCTTGTAATCAATGGCACCTTTGCTGTTGTAGCAAGCGCCACTTGCGACTGATAACAGAAAAAATTCATTAGCTGCTTCACCAGTTTTGGCCTTGTGCGAAGCCTCAATGTAAGCCAGTGCAGACTGCTTGCCCTTGATCAGATCAGATGTGATATTCTTCGTAACCATGTCATGTTCTCCTAGTAGTTTTCCAAGTACAGCAACGGCTCGCCCGTTGCTCCCCTCCTGACAACGCGACACCAAATCGCGAGCAAGCTCGCGGCTTGAAGTTTGCAATGGCAAAGACGGAAGGTTTATACAAATAGGCGATGCCCACTACTAACCAATTTGCCGCGTAAGCGAATAGCAAATTCACAGAGAATGCGTGGTTAACAGCATCGCAACAGCAAGAGTGTATGAAAGCCGTCTTTGTCATTGCGAACTTTTTGGTGACGTGTTTCAGATCAGAGGGGGGCATCGGGTGAGTCGGGGATGAACGCTAGGAAAACGACCGACGGAGAACCTTGACTGGTTGCGGAGAATTAAACGTCTGATCTGATCAAGGCAGCAAGCAGGCGGCACTGGCTTTAGCATTGAGGGTGAGCACAAGGACAAAACTTTCTACATATGCCGCTAATGAGTTTTTTCTACTTATGTTATCAGTCGCAAGTGGTGTTTGTTGCGACAGCGAAGGTGCTTGATTGCAAGTGCGATGATTCAAGATGTGTTCTGCAGACCGAGAGCAAAAGGAATTAAACGGTGCATGTTCTTTGAGCGCAAGTTAGATTGCCGCAGATGTAGAGCTGGATATTCTGTAGAGATACACCGTTGATCAGTGTTCTACGGAGCAATCATCGGTACGCAATGGCAATCAATGAGATACGAAGGAATGCACATTTCTGCCAGTGTTGAGAAGAGAGCGTACTCAACATAAATACTGCAACATCTGACACTGTGGAGGCTTTGGTTCTTCTTGGCTCTGGCGAAATGTGACGGGCTGCTGTGCCACTGTTCTTCTTTAGGTAGAGTAAACGTAGAATCCGTCAATAGCAGAATGACTGTGCATTGGTATGGGTTTAAGCAACATAGGATAGGGTAGGATTGACATACGTTTATCCAAGCTGTCTACAGTGGGGGGAGAGGGTGAGGGGGGCTAATAGCAGGATATAGATATGTTAGAACAACGTAAACTAACCAAGAAACAGATGAGTCTGGTAGATACCCTCGTAGCAACAGGATGCACATTGCGCGAAGCAGCCGAAGAAGCAGGGTATGCCAACGGCGAATCAGGAAGAGTAACCGCAAGCAAAACGATACGCTTACCGCATGTGCAGTCTTACATGATGCAACGGGTAAACGAACAGCTTGGAATGAATGCTACTGTAGCTGCAGCACGTGTTATGAACTTGGCTACGGGGGCTAGATCAGAGTACGTACAGCTTGAGGCTAGTAAAGACATATTAGATCGCGCTGGCTTCAAGCCCATAGACCGTAGTCAGGTACAAGTTGCTGGGGACATTAGAGTTAGCATTGATCTGAGTTAGTGGAGGGGGGGTTAAAAAACCACTACCTACTGTTAGCTAGTAGTCCCATACACACACGATACTGACAAAAGGCATCTTTCCTAAAATATTATTTTGGTTTAGGGGTTTGATTGAACAGGAGATAGATATGGCTGAAAAAGGTTCACTACTAAAGATTGCTAATAAGTTAAAGAATCAGATTGCTCATTTAGATTTGTTTGATGAGTTAAACACCGAGGATCATCCTATATCCTCCACCCCTTCTGATGAAGAAAAGAAGGAGAAGCGCAAAGAGGCTCATCAAAAGCGCAAGCAGTTAGCTAAGGTTATGGCTAGAATAAATAAGATGTTTGATAAGAAAGCGTCTTCAAAAAAGACGGCAAAGCAAATACGAACTCAGCAATCTAGTTCTGGCGGTGGTCGTGCTGCTGGGGTTGGTTCTGCGCTAGGTCGCACACCTAAGTCTTTATTGAAAAACAAATTGATGCCCAATACGTGAGGGCTGGCGTATTAGCATCGGTATTAAGGATTCATTATGGCAACACCAGCGTGGACACGGAAGGAAGGCAAGAACCCGAAGGGGGGCTTGAACGCCAAGGGCCGAGCAGGGACGGGCATGAAGGCTCCAGTAAAAAGCGGAGACAACCCAAGAAGGGCCAGCTTCCTAGCACGGATGGGAAACATGAAGGGGCCAGAAAAGGACGAAAAAGGAAAGCCGACTCGTCTTCTTCTTAGCCTAAAGGTATGGGGAGCATCGTCCAAAGCTGACGCAAGAGCGAAGGCTAGAGCAATTAGCAAAAGGAATAAAGCAAATGCCTAGTGGTAAAGGAACTAAGGTTGGTCGTTCTCCCAAGCAGAAGCCAGCTATGACTAAGAAGCAGAAGACATTACCGACTGCTTTAAAGAAAAAGATTATGAAATCTAAATCAAGTGGTTCTGGCGGGTATTGATATGGCTGTTAATGCT